CACACGTTGTACAAAGCTGCAAAAAGTTACTAGTCAACAACCTCTGTTACATTGGTTGTGGACACAGGCGGGTAGCGAGGCACAAGGCCAAGCACGACATACGCCAGCTCGACACTGTTACCAGCAATCGTCAGGTTCGCCCGGATATATTCGAACCCGTTATTGCCATCCAGTTCCTCGCTGCGCAGCTCGATCATAACAAGGTCGTTACCATCGCCGCCAGCTTGGGTGAGCTGAGTTGCCGCTTTACCAGTAATAGCCTTTGCGCCAGTACCGGTGCCATCACTCGCCTGAGTGATTGAGATGTCAAGTGTTGCAGCAGCCGCCATGTCACCAACGGAGACAAGCAGCAGCGCCCGATGGAAGTTCTCCATCAGAAGCCACGCAGACACCTGCGTTGAAATACCGAAGTTGTCAGCCGGTTCATGAGCCAACACTTCGCAGACTTCACTGAAACGTTGTGTAAAATCCATGATTTATATCCTCCGCTTCACTAGCTCGACTTCTCGCCCAAAATCACAAAGGGGCTGATTTGGTGAGTGCCGTCAGCAAGAGTGATAGGAGTTGAGAGCCACGGTTGCCCATCCACACGGTGAACAGCACGCCAGCTCGTTTGGTCATATTGGAAACGCTCAACCGTGGTACTATCCACAGTCGTAGCCATCCGATCACCAACGAGATAGTAACGCCAGTCAGCCAGGACCACATCGCCGGTTGTCCCGACATTCGGGAGCTTTTCGGTGTAGTAGACCGGGAAGCCAAACAGCGTATCAGGCGCACCTTCGCGCGCATTCGGAATAAACACGTAGCTTGCGTTCCCTGCCGGACCATTCATTTGCAGAAGGTTGCTCATCATCGAGCGGGAGAAGTGCCACGTCGGGCGCTCACCGTAGAAGTGCGAGAGCATACCAACCACATCAGCAACGCCGAACGCGCCGTCAGCAGCCCGAGCGTGCGTATAGGTCGCACCAGCATTGATCACGCCCAAAGGCTGACCAGCGCCGGTCCCGCGCAAAAATGCATACTCTTCGTGCCAAGCAATCGCGCCACCAAAGCCGAGCGGACCACGCAGGAACGCGTCGAGAGCAATAGCCGAGTCGTCCAGCAGTTCGTCAGACACGCGAGTGTAGCAGACGAGCTTATGAGCAACAAGGTTGATCTCGCGGAAGGAGGGATCAGTTTCCGCTTTTTGCGAAGCTTCCTCAGTCCATTTGGCGGTTATACCACCAAACATTGCTGAGGTGCCAGCGGTTGTGTCGGTCTGATCCAAAACGGGGATCGTAACCTGACGCCGACGCATCGGGATGATGGTCGCGAGGTTACGGATCGGGTTAGTCTCGTAAACCATTGCATAGAGCTGGGCAATGTACTCTGTCGGGACCAAAAAGCCACCGGTAGCACCAACGCCCTCAGCTAGCGCCTTTGAACCAATGGGTACTGCAAGGTGTTCAGCTTTATCGAGCTTCATCAAACCTTTATGCAGCGGGCCACGGTATTCCCAGTCGCCAGCTTGCGCAATCGCTTGCCAGAATTCGGGGAGCGACTTAAACCCGCTCCTGGGTTCGGGATCAGCCTTTTCCTCAGCTTCCCGTTCCATCTCAGTCATGGCATCAGTGATGGATTTAAGGTTGGTCGCCCGCTTACGCAGTGCCAAGCCCTCATTCATCAACTTCTGACCTTGCTCGAGATCTTCTGGATTAATACGACCTTCCTCATCGGTAGTCGTCAGCAGATCTTGCGCTTGTTTCAGCAATGTCCGAGACTGATCGTTCAGATTCTCAGGCATTATTCTATTCCTCTAAATGTTGTTGTATCTCAGCGAGAAGTTCTTGACGCCTCGCTTCGACCTGTTCCAAAGTTTCTTCTGAGATTACGTTCGTGGTTTCATTGGTGGGTGGAGTGTCCGACCCGGCCCCATCGCCAGCAGCCTCAGTGGTTTCATTGGTATTATCGGTATCTTCGATATTTTCTGTATCTTCTTCTACATTCTCAGTAGTAGTTTCACTAATAGCGCTACTTGCACCACTTGGATTATTTGGATCATCCGTGATCGTCATCGACGGAGAGCCATTATCTGTATTTTGTAAAGTTGCAGTACGCTCAAGGTATGCCTCAATAGTCTGTTCAATTACTTCACTTAGTACAGCTTCATCGTAAAAAAATTTTTGCCCGATGTCAAGTGTATAATTTTTGTCCCAGGGTACAACAATCGAGTCGTCGTCGAATTTAGAACGCATGGCAGAGTAGTAACTTCCGACTGTACGTTTAATGGAAGCTTTGTCAGAGTCGGGAATGTCCACACCGCCACGAGAACCCTGGAGAACACCCGCAACTGCAAAT